ATTCCTGAATCAAAGTGAATTATAAAGCCTTTAGCAACAAGTATTTTTAAGTCGTTTTCCTGCGCTCCGCACATTCCGCAAATACGGCGTGAACTGTTTATAAATCCTTCGTCGTCGGCGTTCATTGCCATGTGAAAGTACAAAGCCTGTGCAGAAAACGGCAAATCTAAAAATGCGTCCGATTCTGTGATAGACTTTGAAAACATTCTCCGCTCTGCCATTTCCTTTATCCCCCTATTTTTAATCAATTCTTTTTGCAGCAAGATTTATTATTGCGGTCTTGTCGTAACCGATTCCGTTATCTGTGAGTAATTCCTTGAAAGTTGCAATCTGTCTTGCATTGCCCTTCAAAGTAATTCCCGGAATAATTTCAAGCCCCATTTCATCAGCAATAGCGCGTACACTGTCAATCTCATTTTCGTTTCCAAAAACATTGAAGGTGTAAATTGTGCCGCCTGTAGCCGCTGCCGGTGCTGCCTGTTTTGGTGCAACCTTTTCTACTTCGCGTGTCTCAAAATTGACATTGTAGGTATCTTCAACCGGCGTGTTTTCAGGCTCTTTTGTTTCTTCTTCCTGAATCCCGAAAGTTTCATTTTCTGCCTTTTCTTTTTCTTCGCGCGCCTTCTTTTCCGCTTCCAACTGTGCAAGGCGTTCGCGGTTTGCTTTCAATTCTGCGCCCTTGTTTAAGGTCTGCTGCAAGTTGAGAGTAGACAAATACAAGTCTTTGAGAATTGCGGTGTCTTCGCCGAAAGCGTCCAGTGAAGCAAGGTCGCCGGTAATGTTTTTAATGATTGTGTCAATTTCAGCGTCTACCGCTGCAAGTTTCGTTGTTTTATTCAGCCATTTTGCATTGAAAATGCGGTCAAGCGGTACAAGATTGAAGTTTTTGCCGTTCCAAAGTTCGATAATCTGCGCTTTTTTCTGCGCTTTTTCCTCTTCTTCTTTTGCCTTTACAATGACATCAAGTTTGCCACTTGCGGTCTTCATCATGTCGCAAGTTTCTGAAATGATGTTTTTGAACTCTGCAAATGGCATATTCCACTCTTTTTCAAGTGCAATTCTGCGGTCGTTCAATGTCTTAATTGCATTATTGATTTCTGCCTTATCTTTTGCAGCCTGTTTAGCGTCGCCGGTATAATTGTCTACCGAGTATTCTTTAAGTTTTTCCTCGACATACGCTTTAATGTCTTTTGCGTTTGTTACAAGGCTTCCAAGTGTTTTTTCTTTGATTATCAATGACAAAGGATTTGTTTCCATTTCGTTATCCCCTTAATGCTAATTCTGCTAAGTTTTCAATTTGAACATTTTCCGGCGTATCCCATTGTGGAATCGGTAAATGTCCTGCTTTTTCAAACGCTCTTTCTACCTTTCCGCGTAAATGTGGATATTTTTCAAAAAAAGCGTTCCAACCGTGCGCGTGAAAAAACTCATGTTCTTCTCGCGTCAGGGCAAGCACATTCCAAGCGCAATCTGCGAATTGTGGTGCTGCTCCCCGGCTTACAATGTGGTGGCAATCTACGCTACCGCCTAAACCGCTTGCCTCACTGTAAACTGCTCTTTCTCTACACTCGCTAACCGTCATATCGTCCTTAAAATCGTGTTCCTGCTTGCCGCGCCATATTTCCCATTCGTAGAGAACTTTACGAACATCAGCTTGCAAGTCGTAATTAAGTTCGCATTGTGTAGCCAAGTGGTAGAGTAAACCGTCAATAAATCGCGCTGCCTCAACTGTATTTGATTCTGAAATATGTACCGGGCGTAAAGTGTCCTTCTTGAATCTTGAAGGCGTTTTATCGGCGTATTCTTCCAGTAAATCTAAATACAAGTCGTAACGCTCGCTTTCTGTCGGTTTTCTCTGCTCCATACTCTCGAAAATAACAGTGATTAACTTCCAAACGCTATTAAGCTGCTTGTAACTTCTGTGTTGAAATTGCGCGTCGATGTCGCATTTCAAAAGTATTTCCTGCTTACTGCGTTCCTCTCTGCTTTTCTTGCCGTTGAAAAGTTTGTAAATCAACTGTAAGTCTTTAGAATCGGCGGCGCGTAATACAATTTGATTTTTATATAAAACGCCGTGAAAGAATCCTGTTATTTTCACCGTTCACCTCTTAAAAAAGTCCGTATCCCGTCGGTATTTCGCCGTTATCATACATTTCAGCCTGTGCCTCAAAAGCTGCGTCAATTCCTGCGTCGTCGAATGTTTCAGCCGGTGCGCTTTCAGTCTTTGCCGGTGTTTCTGCCTTCTGCTCGATTTTTTCCGGCTCTTTTGCTTCTGCGTCAATTACATTTTCCGGCGAATAATCAAAGTCTTTTGTTACGGTGTAGTCGTTTCCGTCTTTGATGATGTTTGTCTTGATAATTGCGCTATCGCCGTTTACTGCTTCTGCAATAAGTTCAGCGTTTTCTACCGCCTTCGGTGCGTATTTCAGAACCTTTTTAAGAACGGTCTTTTTTGCCATACTTTCCGGGTCTGTCGTCCACGGTGATGTATAACCGCTCTTTACGCTCTGCGAATACTTTTTAGCGTGATTCATTACGGCTTCCCATGACATAACCTCGAACGCGCTCGCGCCGTTTTTCAGTTCATAGATTCCGTATACATAAATCGGTTTATCTGTCTTTTCGTGCGGTCTGTGGATAAGTTTTTCTTCCAGTCCATATGAATAGTCAAAGTCGTCGCCTTCGTAAACAATACGCGCAACAATCTTTTTGTACTGTCCTGTACGGTAACAAAGGTCAATCAATCCCTGATAACCTAACTGGAATTGTGTTTCAAGTACGCCCTTGTTTTTGTACGGAATCAAATAAGCCTGTCCAAGCGGTGTATTACATTCAAGTCCAAGCTGCGCGCTTGTAAGAAGTGCGCCCATAAACGATTCCGGCGTAGAGTTTGCAAGTTTAGCGTCTTTTGAAAGTGCGGTGAGTGCAATTCTCATCATGCGCTCCGGCGTAATGTTTGCCGGCAAAGCGTTTTTAATTTGGTCGCTCATTTTAGCAACCCACTGTTTCAAAGTCGGTTTTGCGCCGTTGTTATTTACATTTGCAGGTTTTGTATTTGCGTTATTTCCGTTTACATTCATGTTTTCAGGTCTCCTAAAGAAGGGCTACGCCCAGTTTGTAAAGTTTTCCGGCAACTTCTCTTGCCGCCTTAATGTCTGCTAAAGCGTCGTGTGCGTCTTCAAGATTCACGCCCAAGTGTTTAGCAACCGTTCCCAGTTTTCTGTCAGGCAAGTAGGGTAATGCTTTTTGCATACCGGCTCTTTTTACCTGCACAAAAACATCAGCAATAATGTTTGAGAAGTAGTCCTCAAACTTGTAGCCGTTACGGTCAAGCAAGGCTTTAAGATGTTTTATGTCAAACTCGACATTGTAGCCGGCTATGACTAACTTCTCACTCTTACTGCCGTCGTTTTTCCAAAGTTCGCGCGCCTCTGTTAAGAAGTTCGCTATTTTTGGAACTTGCTCCCTCTCGTCCGGGAATGACTTTATATCCTGCTCTGAATAACCGTGAATCTTTCCGGCTTCTTCGTGATACCTGATTGTTTCGCTTAATGGATTCAGGAAAAAACATCTTTCACAAATAACTTTTCCGCCTTCCACCAAGATAAACGCAAGTTCAAACGCTGCCGAATCGGTAACTTCAAGCCCTGTTGTTTCTGTATCAAGCCATAGAAAACGCATTTTCACGCTCATGTATTGCAACCAAGCGCAAGATAAAACCATGCTTTGCGTTGGCATAAAATATAACCATGTGAAAATCCGGGCTTTCGTCCGCGCCGCCGTCTACAAGTTCTCGATTGTATTTTTTGAACCGTTCCACAACTTTAAGAGGTGGCATTTCGTTTGCATAAAGATTGCATAATCTTTCGCTGCGCTTATAACCGCCCATCGCCCAGTTTTTCAAAAAATTGTCGCATTTTGCGATTCCGGCAAGGCTTAATTCCTGCTCACTTGTTAATTCTTCGCTCATACAATTACCCCTTATTTTTGGTGATTCTAAGAACACGGCTAACACTGTCTTTTGAGTATTCCTCATAAAGTCCGGCTTTTTTCAGTGCATTTGTATCAACTCTTTTTGATACCTGTGTGTTGTATGTTACTTTCCATGCGCCGATAATTGCCTTTGTGTTTTCAGCATTTTCGCCGCCGCTTGCAGCACTCATGCGCATAAGAATCTGCTCTTTGATTGCGTCGCTTTTTGCCTGTAAATCCTTAATCTGCGCGTCGATAATCTCTTTTTCGTCAAGCATTGATTCACACTCGCCGTCAAGTTCAATTTCTGCTGCCATAGGTAAGGATTTCACAAGTTCAAGTTCGTTTTCATTTCCTGTCGGGCTAGGCGCGTTATCTGCAAGTACATTGTTTTCCCAAAAGTCTGTTTCGCGCTCAATAAGCAGCGAAATAAACTCGTCATTACGCGGAATAACATAATGTCTGCCTTCGTATTTGTCGAAAATAAAGACGGTGAGAACAAACCACGAAAGCCCGGTAACTGCCATGTAGTGTTGAACCTGCGCGTAGTAACTGTCAGGAACTTCGTCGTTTGTGAATCCCTCGCCGGTGCGTGATGTTTTAATTTCGTGTCCGCCAAGACCACTAACAACACTGCCGGCGATTTCTTTTTCACCTTCGATATAAACAAGTCCGTCAAAGTTTGCGTTCATACACGGATTCTCTTTGTTTGTGAACATTCCCGGAACTGTCTCAATCTCAATTCCTAAATCGGCGCGTGCTTTCTGTCTGATAGGGTCTTCAAGAATATTTCCCCATTCAGTAGCCTTATTGCCGCTAAAACTTGCAAAATCTTTTTTTGCAAGATACACGCTTAACGGTGTAGCATACTTGTTAAGCCCTAAGATTGCTCCTGCGTCAGAACCGCCGATACCTGTAGTGCGCAATTTAAGCCACTGTTCGTGAGTGTAATTGCTTGTGTCGGTGAAGTTCACATTACCCAGTTCAAGAACCTTTTCGTACAACATGGTGTTTTACTCCTTCTGCTTTGAGACATCAGCCGTCTTTTTGTTTTTGCGGTTTAATTTTGCCATTTCGTAGCGCAATTCTGCCGCTTGGTCAGTGCCATAGCCCATACAGAACAATAAGCACTCCCGGAAAGTGCCGGTAAGCTTTTTTCCCTCATGTTCAGTCTCGTAAAGCGTTACCGACTTGTCGCCTAACGATACTTCCACCCTGTGCAACTTCATAAGCTGCCTACCCGATGTAATAACGCTTTACGCGCCGCGGCTCGCCGTAACGATTTTTCACAAGGATAATCTCGCCGGATATGTGAACGCCTTTTTTCTGCAATTCAAAAATCCGAGCGGAAAGCCTAGATTCGCCTAAGTCTGTAAATGCTTGAAGTGTGGTGATAGAACCGAAGTCGGTCATGTAGTCAAATACACGCCTTTGAGTTTTTGAAAGTTCGATTTGATTTGATGTGTCGTTTTTAATCATACTTTCCCAGTCCTTTTGCCAAAAACAAAGGGCTTGATTCTGCGTACTTGAACCAAGCCCTTAATACTTGCATTTCTGCAAGAACCGACAAGCGGTTAGGAAAGTACGCTAATCCTAACAACTCGTACCGAAAAAGCATTTCGATTTGCTCTTTCCAAGTTGATTAAAGATTAGCACCGATTATCTACAATGTCAATACTTTTTTTTAATCTAAATCAACTTTTTTTTTAATTTTTTTTTGCGGCAACTGGAAACGGTATTTTTCGGGAATAAGTGAGTTATACCAAAAGCGGATTTAATGCGCAATATGTTTGCACTGGATTTTTTAAGAATGTTTAAGAATCAGGATTCAAAAAAACACACATAAACACACAAAATCAAAATTGCAACTTTTGTGCAATTTTTTTGACAACTTTTTGACAACATGACGACATTGTGCTTGCCTGTGCTTGTCTATACTAATCTTACCTAACCTATACTATCCTATACTAGGCGGACATTTTGCAACCAAATGACAACCAAAACGCAACCAAAAGACATACTTTTTGTCATTGTGTTGACAATCTTTTGACAAATAATTGTCATTTTCTTGTCATTCTTGATAATGTCAGTTTGTTTTTATACTTGACGACAATTTGACACACTATTATGTATTTATAAAGACGGTATGAAAGCACTTGTAGACGGTATTTTTTATCCTGTAACATTACGCGATAACTTACAGGACGGTATAGGCGAAACAATGAGTACATCGCTAAAGAATATTATTTATGAATATATGCTTACGGATTGTAAGAAAATATGTGCATAATTTAGAATATTTCGCATATTTTACCAATGATTAGAAAGCATTGTAATTTTAAGGATTGTTATATTTTCTTTTACGGCGGTTTCGTGTTCTTCTCTTGCGCCTTCTGATTCTTCCCAGTTATCAAGGAAGTTTATATAATCGCACTTTTTTAATTCTCTTATGTCTTCGTTCA